CCTGATTCGACTAAGTTTTTGGATAATGGAAAGGTTTTGAAATCAATGCCTAAGTTTTTACGCGATTATATCTTTGCCAATCATTTGCGTCTGGCTTTAAGAAATTATAGCCAGGAGCAGATGATGACATGGATACAAAAGTGTGAAAACGATGGTGTTGAACCTGATAATGTATTGTTGTTCAAGATGTGGATAAGAGCTCATTATAGTAGAGGAACCCGTGGCGACTACATCATTGATGATTATACAGAAATGTATAAAGAATCACTAGATGCGGCTGTTATGGGTAAGTTTATGACTAATGTTGAAGCTGAGTCCATATTGTTGAAGAAGACAACTACACCTGACTGGCAAACTATCTTGTGTGCTGGTACTTTAGGTTTGATAGCCTTGGGTGCCGTTGCATTAAGAAAGTTGTTGCAGGTGTGTTTGCCCGCTTCTGCGTATGAAGTTCAGTCTCGTCAGAAAGAGATCAAGCCTGTGAAGCAGGTGCTGGTGAGAGCCCAGAGAAGAAATGCGAAACGTTTTGCTAAGAATCGTACTGATAGCGTTCAATCTACTTCTACTTGTAGTAGGATGATAGCTAATAATTACGAAATCTTAGAAGTGCGTGTTGCGTCGTCCGAGATGCCACTTGAGGAAGTGAAGAAACTTAAACCGGTTAGTTCTAGCTGGTGTTTGTTTATTGGAGGAAAGAGAGCGCTTGTTCCCCTGCATGTGATTTACGCGTTTGGAGAGCAAGGAGAAGAATATGTTCGATATGTGAGTTTGGTTCGGTCACTTGATTATATAGTGCCTGTATCAATGCTGGAGTGTGTCGAGGAAATACGAGGAGATGTTGGGATTGTTCAATTCCCGGGTCTCGCTCATTCGAAGAGGTGTATTATTGGATTGTTTGCCGATACTTTACCGAACTATGGACAATATGAACAATTGTTGCCTGAACAATACACAACTATTATACATGTTACCACAGCTTTAGGTAAAGAAAACGGTGTGCATACCATACCTGCACCCGAAGGTTATGAAGACTTTGAGACGGACATTACGTTTCATGGTA